TGATTATAGATATCCTGCTGTGATTGATGGTGTGTATTATTCACACAACTTTCCAAGTGGTGTTATGGGTACGGCTATCTCAGGTGAAAACATGGCAAGAGCTTTAGTTAATAAAAATAAAGTATCTTGTACTGTTGGGCATTCTCATCTATTAGATTATGCTATTGCAGCTAAACCATCTGGTAAAAAAATTATGGGACTATCTGCAGGTTGCTACTTGACTCACAGAGAAAAGTACGCATATAATACGCAAAGACTCTGGTGGTCTGGGTTAGTTGTAAAACGAAATGTAAAAGGTGGGGAGTATGATATTGAGACTGTCCATATTAGTGAGGTAAAGAAAAGATATGGAAGACGTAGTTAATTTTCCACAGCATTATCGTCAGTCAAAGACTGAGACTATTGATCTAATCAAAGAGTCAATGACTACAGAAGAGTTTCATGGTTATCTCAAAGGTGCATGTATGAAATACATGGCTAGATATAAATACAAAGGTCAGCCAGTTCAGGATTTAGAAAAGGCTGAATGGTATTTAAGAAGATTAATCGCTGAAGTTTTAGATCAAGATGTAGAAAAGCAACAAAAGGAGTATCCAGATGAATGAAACATAGCAAATAGTGTTTAAACGCCCATATCTAAGCGTACAAACAAATGTTATCTTGGCTGGGGTGTTGGTATTAGAAGACTCAGATATGTTTATATTTGAGCATTTATGAAAGAAAAATTTTAAGGAAGGGCTAATAAAATGGCAGAAAACAAACAAGAACAGCAGGTTGTAGATAAACAGTATATTATATCTGGATCTCAAGTGCAAAGCATACTTCGCTACCTATTTACAAGACCATATGGAGAAGTAGTACAAGGTATTGAAGTACTATCACAAGGATTGAGAGAACTTGATCCGAAGATAGGGGCAGACTTTGTAGCGAAACCTGCAGATGGAAAAAAATAATTCAGACCTATTCAATATGAAAGTGTCACTGACTGATACTAGTCAGATAGCAATACATTTGGATTATATACAACCAAATAAAATCAAGGATACTTTAGAAGATATTAATGAAGTGTTCTATGCAAACCTACTGGCTAGTGTCATCAAACACTGTGTTGAATCAAGTCAAAAATTAAATGATGATATTAAATTATTAATAGAAAGGATATAATGAGTAACGTGGCAAGAGCTGAAGTCCCAACCAGAATGAGAAGTGTAACTGTTAGAATGAAGATTGATGATAGGCGAGTGTTAGCTATCGTGGATTATGATGTGAGCAGCACAGGTATAAATCCTATGGCTGTGTGGATTAAAGTAAGACCTACTGAATCTACTTTAGATAGAGAGCTTAGAGCATCAGGTAAGATGACATCTTTATTATTACAATATGGATGTAGTTTAAAAGAGATAGCAGAAACACTAACTAAAGATTCTATAGTTGGAGCAGCTATAACTTATCTACATAAGAATCTTGAAAGCATATTGGCTGGAGAGCAAGGGGACAAAGTTCCTAATTTAAATACAGATCCGTATAAAATTAAAGACGTAGGTTAATTAGACTCCATTAATTTCATGTTGTATTTTTGACTAGGTGGTACAAAATCTGGATCAGTATATCTACCCCCATCATTTATAAGTCCCATCTCAGCCTGTCTTTTCATATCTTCTAGACCATATTGTTCTTCCATTTGTAACAATATATTATCTCTTATAACTTCAGCTTCTTTAGTTTGTTGTAGTTTCTTTTGTATTTCCTCTTCAGTCGGTGCATCAAATCTATCTTTTATAGTGTCAACGCCTCTCTTCATCAGTCCTCCAACTTTGTCTACTAAAGTTTTAAGTTGATCTGTTGGTATTACAGAAAACATATTTTTACCTGCAGGCACAACCATCTCAGGACCTTTTTCTCCTACAACCATAGGTCTATCTATTTCCATTTTATCAACACCCTCAGCTGCATACATAACACCTGGCCTAGATGCTAGACCTTGAGTTGTATCTCTTCTAGCTCTTTGTCCAGTTTGTTTATCGCCAGTTGTTTCTTCTGAAGATCTAATAGTTTGTTCTCTCTCCATAGTTCCAGGAGCTTGATTCTCTTGCATACCTGCCATAATACTATTTGGATCTACTAAAAAGTCAGACTGTTGTCCTATTAAATCTGCTGGCATCTTTTGATCTGGAGCTAAATCAACTAAATTTTTATCAGGCTGCATAATTGCAGCAGTCACTGGAGATGGTGTTAGACTTTTGTCTAACTCTCTCTGTGTAAATATTTTTTTTGGTGCTAGTGTGTCTACCATTATTTTCTCCTAATTTAGTAGCGGATTGTTCTGCTCCGCTTTTAATTCTTCTATCTTTGCATCTACATATTCTATCGCAGCACCATTAATTTTTATATCACCTTTGAGTGCTTCTAATTCTTTGATGATGCCTGATAGATCTACAGTCTCGTTGACTATAAATTCTTGATTTTCTAATTGTGCTATTCTATTATTGAACTCACCCCATGCCATGAAACCGCCACCGATGGCACCGATAACACCTAGTAGTGCTGCATAAGATGATAGTTTACTGAACATTTCTTGCATTTAATAACTCCTTTAATTTTCTGTATGCTTTATCTGTTTTTGTTTTTGCTTCGTTAACTTTAATTTGATGTTGCACAACTGGATCTGTTCCTGCTATGTTTGCTTGTGCAACGTAAATAGGTTTACTGTAGTCATCAAGACTAGTCTGTAAAAAGAAATCTAAATTACCAGATGGTAGCTGTCTCGTATCAAACAAAGCTGTATTAGCATTGAAATAAGATGACATATTAGGTTGTTGTGATATCATCTCTCTGCTAACTAATTCATTTACAACTGTAAGTGTTGCATCTATTTGTTGAGATACATCTTTTATTTTACTTTGTATGGCTTGTTCTATCTTTGCAACTTTAATATCTAAGTTGACTTCAACATCTTGCTCAGAAGTATCTGGTTCTTCAGTAGGTTTTCCTTCAATAACTGCGACTTCAGCTGGTTCCTCGATTGTCTCTTCTTGTTGGGCAATCTCTTCTGTAGGTGCTGGTTCGTCTGCAACAATTTCTTCGCTACTGGGTTGCTCTTCAATTTCATTTGGTATCTCCTCTATGGGTTCCTCTTCAACCATAGCAACTTCTTCAAAGTATTCTTCAACTTCTTCAATAAACTCTTCTTGCATATCCTCTGTAAACTCTTCTGCAAACAGTGTATCAGGAACTGCTTCATATACCTCCTCTATCATCGGCATCTCTTCAAACATTTCTACTGGAGGTAGCTCGTCAAAAAATTCTATATCTTCAGCCATGGTAATATCGACTGGAATAAATTCTTCCATGACAACTTCTTCGTAATACTCAGGCTCAAAAAAAAAGTTATCCATCGGCATTTCGTAAAACTCTTCTATCTCTATCACTTCTTCTTCAAAGATAGGAACAAATGTATATTCTATTTCAGGTGGTGGTTCTGTAAATATATCATCTGGTACTGTAAACTCTAATAAATCAAACTGTTCTAGTTGTTCTTGCACATCTTCTATCTCGTCTTGACCAGGGCAAGTTGGTGGATTCTTTTGCCAACAATATACAACACTAGTAGATTGTGTGGTAGATAATGTATTATACTCTACATTAACATATGGGTCTCGTACATCTACACCTGCATGACCACCGTTGTAATTTTTATTACCTTGTATATCAAAACTAAATCTAAGAGTTAGTGTACCATGTTGGTTTTGTGAATCTGGTGATAACGTTAATTGATTTGAGTATGGATTAGTTTGATAGTTATGATTTGTTGTATCTACAAATGTTGTGCTTTGTGTTGTTGTATCAATACCATTTGTTGCAGTCTGTGTTAATGTAACTGTAGACTCAACGGGATTCCACCATCTTATCTGCGCACCAAATGTAGATGTAAAACCAGCTTGTAGTTCTGGCAGTGTAAGATGATCTTCAGAGTTTATCGTTGTCTCTGCATACTTACCATGCTTACCAGTCAACCAAGTAGATTCATTTATATCACTTGAGTCTGGAAACATAGTACCAACCCAACTACCATCATTAAACTGTTGAGATATTAAGTTGCCAGTTGTTACAGGATTACCTGTAGTTACAGTTGTAATAGTTGTAGTGTCACCAACGTTAGGTGTATCTTCTAAGATTACTTCTGTTGCTTTACTGACGGAGAATGTTAGTAGGCTCACCGTTGCTATCAAGTATATACTTGTCTTTAGCATCTATATCCTCCAATATTTCGTTGTCTACTTTCTCCATGTATCTCAAAGCCGATACATACTCTTCGTAATCTGGTCTTTGTTTATCATATTTTCTCCACTCATCTCTGGCCTCATCGCCTATCTTACCTTGGAATGGACAAGGTGTGCCTGCATGTTCCATAGCCTGGAATACTCTACTATCTTGGCAAAGTATAGATACAGCTGCAACTTTCATATTAAAATCATAAAGTAATTTAGATAGTTTCATGCGTTCACAGTTCATGTCTCTTTTTGTAATGCCAATGCTACCACCTATCAGTGGCTTTTGTATTCCAATACCCACACCAACTGTACACAAATCTTGTGACATTGCAGATATACCTGGAGCTGATGCTGATGGTACAGTTCTAGTATCTCCTGTATAACTATTATTATTATTTGTTGTAGAGTTATTTGTAGTTGTAGAAGATGATGATCCTGACTGATAGTTTGTTGTAGCTTCACTATGATATCCGCCTGTAATTGCAGTATTTGTAGCAGATGATCCTGTTGTAGATTGTGTATTAGTGGTAGCTCCTGCACCAGTAACGTCTGCAATAGCAGAGTTCATCATGGCACTTAGACCCCACAACATGCATCCTGTTACAATCACAGCTATTATAATATTTTTAATCATATATCTTTTTAATTTTTAGTCTGCCCATGTCTTCGTAGATAGAAGCCGTGACCTCCTTACATTGCATGTATATACCATCTTGTTCTTCACCTATATTTCGAGAGATAACACGTTTCTGCTTAAGGCAGTCGCTAAGTCCCTCAGTTGGCACCATTTCAATTGTTGAACCGTTCTGTATCATGAGTATTGCAAATACAACTTTAATGGTCTCCATTTTTTCTTTCCTCTAAATCTATCAATCTTTCTTCGTGAAACTGTATTACCATATCATTCTTGAGTATCATTGGTATCTCTTCTTCCATCTGAGCCTTAAGCTTGTCTACATTACTTGAAAGGTATTCCACGAGCATGTAGAGTTCTTGGACTTGTGGACTGACCATGTCGCCTTTGGGGACACCGTCAATAAAATTATTAGCTGCTTCTAAATCTTTTTCCATAAGCTGTATTTTTGTTTCTATGGTATTTAGCCTTTCTTGGATAGAGAAAAAGCTCATAGTGCCTATGGCAACAGCCGCTAGGATGGCAAGTAAGTTACGAGCAGGGAGTGAAATTTGTGTTGCATCTGATAGTTTCATACTTCGTCCAACTTCACATATCTATTTTCACAATAAAAAGCAAATGTTTTTAGTTTTTTACCATCAACTTCTTTATGCATATCAAATAGCTCATCTATCATATCTACTTTATTATCCCAGGTATATTCTATGCACTCAAATTTAGTGTCAAAAGACTTTATTAGATAGTCTGTCATCACTGGTTTGTCTACATCATGGTAGACTAGCATAGCCGTAATTACCCAAATCATTTTTTACCTTTGAATATCTCAGCCCCCTTGAGTCCGTATATCGATGATACGATTCCGATGAAGAGAGCCTGGTACCAAAAAGGTAAATTTGAAAACTTGTCAAAGAATACATCTATTTTTTCTTGTATGTTTGGGTCATCACTAAAGACACTCCATACTAATAATAAAACTGGTAAACTTACGAGGATGAGAACGAACTCGTCTTTCCATCCCTTGTCATTTGATTGTCTTACAGCTGCTTGGTATTCTACTTCACCGTTAGCCATCTTCTGTGCATGTAGTAGTTCTGCATCAGACATAAGTATTTTAGCTTTTTGTCTGTTTGCAAATACTGAAGCACCAGTCTTTAATACTGTAGGCAGTATTGATAGTAGTGGTCCCATTATAAGTTATCCCCTTTCCATTTTTGTACATCAAACGATGGACATTCTTTTTCACTTATCTCATTATGTCCTATAACGTCTGCATCTGGGTAGTTTAATTTTAATTGCTTTACTAAATCTAGTAAGGCAGTCCATTGTTGTGCAGTAAAATTATTTTCAGCAGAATTATCTTCAGCCATTCCACCCACCATGCACAAAGAAACACTCTTATGATTGTATCCCGCTGCATGTGCACCAGTATCCCTATTGCTACGACCAAGTTCAACCTCCCCATTTCTTCTAATTATGTAATGATATCCAACGTCACGCCACCCATTATCTTGAACGTGCCATTTTCTAATTTCTGTAAGTCCAATGTCCATCCTTGGTTTTGTGGCTGAACAGTGTATGACTATATAATCTGTACTTTTTCGTGGTTCCATTATTGTCCTGTCTGAAAGTTTTTATTCCAATTACCGTTTTCTTTTTCTATTTGTATTATAAAATCTTCTATAGATTTATACTTATCTATAATTTGTTTTTGTGTTTGATATAAAAATGCACCATTTTCTAGTTGATCTTCATCTTTACTTGGCATATCTAAAACTTCTCCAAAATCTTGTATAAGCTTACGTCTTTTATTTTTTATAAACTCTATCTTTTGTAAGTATGTTTTTTCATTCATCTGACCTTTGTCTAATTTTTTTCTATATATAGATCCTAATTCTGCAAAATCTGCCAGTCTTTTTTCTAACTCAAATCTTTTTTTGTTAGATAGTTTTTCCATATTTGCAGGTATTAATTTTATACCAAATACAGAAGCTATTGCTTGCATCACTGGTATTCTATCTCTTACTGGAGAGTCTTGATATGACTTACCGTTTAAAGGAAACCCTATATCGGTAAGATCAGTGTTTTCATATTTACCAGATAAAGCTTCAAAGACTTTATTAAAAGAGTACGATCCATACACTAAAGGGTTATTGGGTAAAAATTCTTTAGTTATATTTCCAACAACTGAGGACCAACCTCCAGCTCCCATTCCAGGAACCTCTTGTCCTAAGTATGGATCCCATCCCATAAAACTATTGTACAAAGAACCATATGCTCCAAAAGATGGTTGAAAAGATGCAGGTATGCCTGGCAATATACCCGACCCATGTTTAACATCAAATACATCTCCTCCTGGAACCCACCTTGTTATGTCTAAATAAGTAGGAGTTTGATGGTCTCTAAAATTAGGAACTTTTGTCATTCTATCAGGCATAAAAGGTAAATATATTTCACCTTGATATCTTTCTGGCATTAATGCTCTTTCTTTTGCTTCATTTTCTGGAGTGGTTGTTCCTATAACATGATCATATGCACCTCCAATTATAGCTATAGCAGCAAATTTATGCGGATATTTTACTGCAGCTTCCATTAATAATGGTACAGCTCTGTAAGTATAACCTATGAATGGTAAAGCAGTTCTTCTTAAAAGTTGAATAGCAGGTGCCTGTATATCATAGTCTATAAACCATCTTTTAGCATCTGTGTGGGCTGCATCAAAAACTTCTGCAAGTCTTTTATATTGTGGATCTTTATGAATAACCTTAAATAAATCTAAATCTGCATCATCTGTATTGTTTAATAATCCTCTTATGAATGTTTTATCAGACTCAGACAGCTGTTTTCCACTTAACCTTTGAAACTCTAATCTACCATCTAATGCTTTTTTTAATCTGTCTCTAAATACAGCAATACGAAATACACTATCTTCAGATTTATATAAATCTTCCATAAAGTTAAAAGGTCTTCTTATAGCTGAATTTTTATTAAAAATTTTACTAGCAGAATTTATTGTGCTTGATATACCTTTTTTACCAGCAGTAACAACATCGTTTATATTTTGATAAACTCCTGCTTGTGCATTAAAATAATTTGAATAATGTTTTGTATCCCTAATTTCTTGATCAATAAAGTTAACGTCAAGAGATCCATATCTTTTCATTACTTCAAAAATTTTATTATTTTTTCGATTGCCCATTGTTCTAAAGGCTTCGCCAAGAGATGTAAAACTAGAATTAGAAAAATACAATAACATTATATTAGACATAAAGTTGTTTGTATGCACAACTGGGTTATATGCAGTTTTACTAAGCTTCCAATAGGTGTTTATATTATTTGCGTATTTAAAAAAATCACTATCTTTTAAAAAATTATTAACAGGATCTCCTTTTGCCATTACTCCAGTGATACCTCTAATATCTTCATACATTGCTTTTGGAATATACTGACCAGCAAGAGGACCAAATTGTTTTACATCTGTTTCAATTAAATCTGCTTTAGATATAAGCTGCCATTCATCTCTGTTTAAATTTGATCTTTGAAAAGCTTTTTCTGGTATTGCATATTTATCAGCTACATCTTGTAAAAATCTTTTTGCTGCTATATTGTTTCCAAGAAGTCTTGCAGTTTCTGCAACTACTAAAGCACCATCTTCTACTTCTCCCATAGCTTCACGTTGTGCTTTTGAGTACTGCCAACGAATAGTAATTTTACCAGGTTTTGTTTTTGATTTACCAAGTATTTCCCAACCTTTGTGTCCTACATCTTCTTTTCTAACTACAGCCTTAACTCCTCTTTCTTTAAATATTTCATCAAGGCCCATTTTTTTATTTATTTCTTTTAAGTTACTGCCAACAGTTTGTTTTTTGTAAAAGTTATCATACTGTTTTTGTGTAACATCAAGTGTAAATCCTCTAGGCCTTAAGTTATCACCAATTAATTTAATATCTTTTTGTGTTTTATTAAGTTGTTTTATTAATTTTTTTTCTCCCCCTGTTAATTTTGTTGGAGATTTTCTGTATAACTGATAAACTTGGTGTAAATAAGTATCTGCATTTTTTCTAACTGTCTCTGCATCTATTAAACCCTCATCAATCATATTTTGAGAAAGAATACTTATTTCTTTTCTAATTCTATCTGTTAACTCTGGAAGTTTATCTCCTTTTACGGGAGCTTCTCCTGTTAACATTTTATATATTAAAACTCTATCTTCAACTTTTAATTTTAAAAGATCGTCTCTAACTATTTTTAAAAGTTTTCCTGCGAGGTGTCCAGATTCATATCCAAATTTTGCTCGTGCTTTTTGATACTCTTTAAAATTTCTTATATTGTACCTATCAATAACCATTCTGCCCATATAATCTTTTACAGAATTAGGATTGCCATCATATTTATTTGCTGCAGTCTTTACAAATTTAGGAAACTCTTTACCAGAAACTAGACCTAACGCAGTATACAGCATTACGTTACCCAATTTTTCAAGAACGTTTGCATCTTCTTCTGCGGTAGTCCATCCAACTGTAGCACCACCAACCGCTCCTATATATGCACCAGGATTATTGCTGGCATTTTGCCACCTTTCAACATCTGCAGTTTTACCAAAGGCATATTTTCTAAACATGTCTTTTACATACATGGTATTTTGAACAAGAGTAGATGGTTTGTATTCTGATTTTTTTAATTTAGGTTTACCATTTTCTAATTCTAATGATACTTTATTTTTAGTTTTGTTAATACTATTTGTAGCTTTAGCATTAGAATCATGTTTTACTACTATTCCTGCAGTTCTTTTATTAACACTAGATCTTACAGGATCTCCTAATCTATCTAAATCAACAATCTTTTTATATGAACCTTTAGGTTTTACCTCTGAAATATTTTTTTCAACTAAAGGTATTATGTCTTTACCTCTAGTGTACCTGTAAGCATTTCTTATACCACCTAAAGCAGGAGCTATAGTAGCACCACCAGCTACACCAATTAACGTTTGCTCTGTCCTAGTTAATTTACCATTTGATACTAAACTCTCAACATCTTCATCAACATAAGATGCAGCACTTGTAATACCACCTGATAGTGCACCATAGTATGCCATTTTACCTATGCTTCTTGCCTTTGCAAAAGGTATAATCCAACCAGCAGGATCTACAAACAAACCTCCTATGTAAGCAGACCTAACTTGCCAACCCCAGTCTGGATTTTCCATAAGTCTGTTTAAAACTTTTTGGTCATATGCAGCACTTTCTGCACCAAAACCAGTTATCTGTTGTATACCTCTAAATGTATCTAAAGCACCCAATCTAGTGGCATAACCTATAGCCTCTGCTTGTGAATACTCTGCAGCATCTTTTTCTACTTGAGGGTCAAATGATCTTTCTGTAGTTTTAAGAGGAGACTTTATTGAATCTTTTTTTAACACATTTGTTTTGTAGTAGTCTGTGCTTTCGTACAATTTATTTTTTTGATTTAGTAATTGTTCTCTTTCTTGATTAGTAATAGTAGGATCTTTTAATTTATTTTGTAAAGTATTAGACTCTTCTAACAAACTTTTTTTTGTTTGTTCAGAAAATGCTGTAGATGATTGAACTTCATTATTGTATATATCTAATAAACTTGACATATTATTGTGCTGGGTACAGATCTACATAAGACTGTGCCCCCATATCTTGGGCAAGTTCATTTAAAACTTCTTGAGCACCATTAGGAAATAGACCATTTGCTAAAACAGATAATTCGTTTAAAGCATTTTGTTTAGCAACAGGATCTTGCATTAGCATAATTTTACTTACTGCAGTTTCTAACTGAGTTTTAGCTTTTAGCTCGTCAACACTTGCTCCAGTAACTCCTGCTATTGTGTTATCTCCTATTGCACTAATTAAATAATCATGAGCATCAGGATCTTTTTCTCTTAGTATTTCTAAATCACTTTTAAATGAATTAGGGCCATCTCTGTTTATATAATCTGTAAGTGAAATTTCTGATGAATATTTATCTCCACCTAAATCATAAAGAATTTTAGCAACTTGTGTTTGTGGATTATTAGCTAAAAAATCTTTTTCTACATCTGTTGTAGTTGCAAAACTAATATCAGGAGTTACAGTCTGTGTAGCAGCAGCTTGCTGTGTAGTATCCATTGTTTGTGCTGGATCTGCTCCCTCTACTGGTGCCTGTTGGTCTGTACCATAATTATAATAAAATTCAAATAAACCCTCTGGTGCTAATCCAAGATTAGACATATTTTGTTTAAGTACTCCCTGCTTATCTTGTAGTGTAGATATGCCAGTTGCAGTCTGTCCCACACGTTCAGCATCAGCTTCAAAAGCGTCTCTATCACCTCCGTAATAAGTCTCTATAATATTACCCATACTAGCTAAAGGATCATCTGCTTCTACTAATCCATTGTTAGTTAGCTGACTTCCTAAACCTATTTGATTCTCTGTAAAACCATTTGATAATAAATTATTTTTAGCAGTGTTTGCTTTTTCTACTCTTTTATCTAAAAGATCTTTTTTTTCTAAAACATATGGAGTAATCATTTTAGCTAATTCAAATTTTCTTTCGGCAGCAGCTCTTTTATTTTCTAAAGATTGCTCTAGCATACCACTTCCAAACGCATAAAATGCTGACATTATTTTTTCTCCTCTGGTTTACCCATTAATCCTGTCGCTGGTGCAACTTCTTTTTTAATTTCTTTTGCAGCTTTTTTAACACCTTTTATTCCAGTATCTTTTGATACTCCAAGCATAGCTCTTGTAAATCCATCATCAGGAATCTCATCCATTAACACTCTAAATTTATCAAGTTCTGCAGCTTTTGCAATACTTACAATTTGCATAAGAACAACTGGTGCTAACAGTATTGCAGTATCCACTGAAAACTTACCTTCTGTAAATCCAGCAAATAAAATAGTTCTAACTATAGCTTCTGCTGGAACATCTGATGATAACATAGTTATAAGTTGATCTAAAGATTCTTCTTGAGTTAGCCCATCAAATATTCTATCCCTTGCTTCTCTTAAATCAGTAAACTGTGGCGGATGCTCCCAAGGATAATTTTTTGGTTCATCTGTTAAAGATTGTCCTGGTATCGGCCTATCAAATATATCAGGATAATTATTATTACCATTTGCCATTATTATGTTTTCCTTCCTTGGCTCTCCGCATAATTATACAAAGATATAGACTCATTTAAAAATGCACTATAGTCTGCAGCTGCAGGTGCATTTACTGTTTGTGCTCCTTCTGGTGAATATGTTGTTAAACCTTCAGATGCTAAAGATGAATATTCTGTAGAGCCACCTCCATATGATGATTGACCACCGCCACCACCTAACATACCCATAATTCCTTGTGCTGCTTCCATTTTACCTTTTAATCCAAGAAGCCCTGTTGTTGATGCTTTTGTTTTAAGGCCACCTATTAGAGAAGTTGCTCCTCCAAGTATTTGTCCTCCAAGACTAGTTCCTGTAGCAGCTGCACTAGCTCCTATACCTGGAAGTAAAAAGGTAGACCCAACTCCTATTGCTATTTTTCCTATATCTGATTTAACAAAACTTTTAAGTGATTTTCCTATTTTATCAAACATATATTCTCCTATAAAATTGATATTGCAAACTTACCTAAAAAATTAAAGAAATCATTTTTAGCACTTTGATCATTTGTATCAAATACGTTAGCTCTATTTATAGCTGCCATAGCTATATTGTGTTGCCTATTTCTTTCATTTTCTGCTGCTGTGTTTGCCCATGATGCTTCGTCTCTCCACTCTTGCCATAATGTAGATAGTGCAAAATTAGAAAGATTCAATAAATTTTCTGCATTAGTTTGATTGGCAGCATTAGTTGCTGCAGTGTTTGCTGTGTTAATTGTTCTTCTCCATGTTGCATTAGACTGATCTATGACTCTTTGATTTTCTACATTAAATCTTTGTCGTTGATCTTCTATCTGTGCATTGAACTGATTAATAGTAGACTCTCTTTGTGCATTAGCTTCGTTAACTGCTATAGTATTATTTGCGTTTTGTGCAGCAACTTTATTCTGTTCAGATGATGTAAACTGTTTCATAGCATCTGTTCTTTCAGCGTTACTTTGATTTATTTCTTTTGATAGATTTGAAAAAAATTGATCAGTTTGCTGTTGATTAGTAGCATTAAATTGTAATGATGCATTTGTTGCAGCCTGATCAGATAACAAAGTATTTTGCCTTAGTTGAATATTTTGTAATCTAGTCTGTTGATCATTGCTAAGATTAGACACATCTAATTTAAAATACGCATCTGCATTTGTTAGTGCTGCTTGCTGTCTATTGTTTAAGTTTGCAAAGATCATTTCTTTGTATGATGCAGCGTCTGCAGCGGCTATTGGTGTTGCTGCACTTAATATTCCTTGTGCCATAGCTTCAGCAAACATAGTGCTTTGACTTAGCCCACGTTTTGCAAGTGCAGCCATGGTAGCTTTAGACGCACCTCTAGCCCATGCTGGAAGTTGCCCTCCAGTTTGTAAAGCTGTTTCAATCTCTGTAGATAGTTTACCTAGTTGACCTTTTACAGTTGCATCAGATGTTAAAGCATCTTGTGCACCTGCCATAGTCTGTGTAGGTGCTGTAAGTTGTGCAGCTACTGCTTGAGGTGTATTAGCACCTGTTGTAGTTGCTGTATAGGTTTGTGCTGTAGCAGCTGGTTGAGATGCTATCTGAGATGCAGATACACTTCCAGGTGCAGCTATAGTGGGTGCAGTTGGTGCTGTAGGGGTAGCAGCTTCAACTGTTCCTGTAACTCCTGGTGTTGATACTGTTTCACCTGCCTGTACATTTTGTAGTGCAGGATTTACTGTTGTACCTTGAGGTAGTG